TGATGCTATTGTAACTACAGCACCAGCTTTAGGTGCAGTTAGTGCATACTCTAGTCAAACATCTACTGGTGTTGGTAGTGGAACTGGTACAGGTACTGTAACTTCAGCACATGCTGTAACTGCCGTTGGTGGTGGTACAGGTACTGTAACTACTGGACAATTCGTTACTGAATTAGAAATCAACTAAGTAAGATGAGGAGGGTTTTATTACTACTTCTCTTAGGTACTGGGACTGCAGCGAATGCTGTCCCAGTGGTCCCTAATTTTACCCAGGGCTCAATGACCAGCCATACGGAAACTACGTCTACCGTTACAGAGACGATTAATAGTATGGATTACGCTACAGGCTGGACGTATTCTGTTTCTGGGACAGGGGTTGAACTTGAAGAAGGTTCTACTAATGTAGCACCTGATGTTACTACAACTCATAACAATACCGTAGACGGTGTGACAACAACATGGACTGGATTAGATCTTTCAACACAAAACAAACCAAACTTCGTACAAAGCACTCCAGGAGCAGCTTTTCAATTTACAGAACATTATTCTGGACCAGGGCTTCAGACGCACACCGTGATTCAGAGAACCAGTACCGTAACAAGCGTCACCGACACAACAAGTATATTTCAGCAATAATTGCTAGTCTTACTATATCTTCACCAGTACTAGCAAACACAGACGTAGGTGGTGTATCTGCGACTGCAAATCCAATAGCCAATTCCAGTGGCTCAGTAACCAATCAAGCTATACAGGTATTACAAGGTCCATACATAACAAATACTTATGGTGGTGGCATCCAATGTCAAGGTGCTACTATGAATATGACTCCCTTCCTAACTGGAAGCTTATCTCAACAACATCCTTGGGAAGAAATGTATATGGATCCCGTCTACAACAATGCAGACAACGATGACGATGGTATACCAGACAATCCAGGTCAAATTTTATACCACATCCCTACACGTACTGGTCAAAAGAATCAGACAAACATATCTGTAGGTGTCTCTGCTACATGGTCACGACCATTAGATAAAAAATTACAAGAACTATGTAAGACAGCAGCTGCAACTCAAATTGATATGCAGAAACAAATAACTGCTAATAAAAGATTAGACTTTGAGATAGCTCGTCTTAAAAACTGTGGTGAGTTGATGAAGGCTGGTATCATGTTCCATCCTAAGTCACCATACGCCAAGGTATGTGCTGACGTTGTACTAGTAAATCCACCAGGTGTAGTAGCAAACCACAAACATATATTACCAAAAGCAGAAGTTATACCACAAAAAGTAGAAGCTAATGGATCAGCCTCAGACCTAGGAACATTTGAAATAGGTACACCACTAACAAAATAATTATTTCTTCTTCTTTATAGGAGGTAAACCTTTCTTCTCCCTATACTCATTAGTAACTATCTCTTGACGAGTAGGTTTAGTAGGAGCCTTACCAGTTACCTTAGTCAATATCTTTTTGATTAATGGTTTAAAAACCTTTAGTAGTAAATCTGCTAGAGGTTTTGCTAATAGAGCAGATGCACCAGCAACAGTAGCAATTACAGCAGTAGTTGTTGCTACTTGAGCAGAGGGTAGATACTGTTCTGCTAATCCAATATCCTCATATAATATTACACATATTTGTTTACCAGGATTATTAGGATCTTTCTGTAATTCATATCCTGATACCTTTTCTTTTTGATTAGGTCCAACTGATCCTAACCTTGGTTGATTAGGACCAGGACAAGGCACTTCTTCTTCTGTCTTAGGTATAGATGGTGTCTCTGGTGTAGTAAGATCTGGTTCAGGAGGTGGTTGAACCTTTGGTGGTGGTACTTCTTGATAAATTGTCAACTGTTCTGGTTGATAATCCATCGGGTTATATGATGGAGTATTAGCATCACAGTAAGTTACTGTCTTATCATCTTCTGCCAACTGCTTATTCTTATTACCATCTGGCCATGTGTTCTCTGGGTGAACTTCTACACAGCCTGGTATATCTACAATGGGTTTACCAATGTAGATTGTGACAGGTACATAAGGTGGAACAGAATTAGGAGAAGTAATATCCCAAACACTTATCTTTGGGATGTTCAATTGCCTAATAGGTATTATCTGTCCATTTATATTAGGTATCCGATTTATCTCTGACATTATATTCAACGATCATCTTGTCAGACTGTCTACCTACACTATTCAAGGTAGACGTATGTGTAACTTCAGCATCAGTTATCAATTCCTTTTCAACAAGATCCTTTATCTTGTCTCCAACAACCTCTCTTAGTTCGTGTGTCATAATAGAATAGCTCCGATAATAAATCCTTTTGCAAATGCAAGACAAAGCATCTGATAGTCAGTCAAGGTAAACTTGTCCTGAATCTTCTTAGCCATTGCCTTATCCCAATCTTTTACTTTGGTTAGTGCTTTTCCTAACTTCATTAGAATTGTCCTCCATCTAGTGTTTCTGGTAGTGTACCAAATGATCTACGAATCTCACGCAGTTCCTCGAAGTCTTTCTTCTTAGTACCACCATCATATTCCCAAGCATATCCTTCGGTAATCATCTGTTCATTCAATGAAAGATCAGAATCGCCAATGTAGATCCAACCAAGAAGCCTACCATACTTCCCCATGCCACCCTTAAGTTCAGTTCTAATAACGAGTTCATCTTCTCCTTTGATTGCTCCATCTAGTTTGTCCTTCATCCAATTAGTAGCGTCAAGTCCAAGTGCTTTCTCTTCTTTATCACGAGTCCTCTTCTCAGGTGTGTCCACCCCAGCTATACGAACTCTTTCTTTTTTATTAAGATCAAAACCTAGATCGATTGTAACATCAATTGTGTCACCATCAACTACTCGATTCACTTTGATCACTCGGAAGTTGTAGCAACTCTTCCGACTTGGTGGAACCATTGCTCCCATCATCCATCTCCGCATAGGACATACGAAGTATATAGTAGATGTACCATGATACTATTACAAGTAGTATAGCAACCATCCAAATAACACCCCAAACTACCATTATGATACCTTACCACCCCATTCAGAATTAGGATCTAGTTTATCCATATAACGAAATCCAGAACCTGGTGGGTAAATATATTTTCCATTCTCATCAAAGTTTGGTCCTACCTTCTTTGCAGGGTATGTGGGATAGGGTCTCAACCCTGCTCTCATCTCATTACCCTTCCTTCTTCTCATCTGATTACCTGTCTCATGATCTTCAGGCATTTGTGGCCAAGAAGATCCTAAGATCCTTTTAATATCTTCTTTACTATAACCTTTCATTAGTAATGATCCTCCAGTCCTTCTACTTCTTTAGGTTGCCAGTCCTTACCATAATACTTCTCTAAAATATTATGGTGTGGAGCACGATCAAGTACCTCTTGTGGTATCTTGATAGGTTTGGGTGGTGAAGGTTCAAACATCTCCATCTGTATCTCAGGTATAGAAAAAGTATCACCACTCTTTCTATGATGACACCAATAGAATGTACCGTCCTTCTTTTTATATAAGTGGTCTGCTTCATGTGGACTCAACAGAACCATCTGCATAATCTTGTCACCCTTTTCAATCATGATTAAAAATCCACACCCAAACAATTGCTAGTACTATTATAACAAATATTCTAATCGAACTTGGTGAAGTGTCAATCATCTTGCTGCTACACGGGGTTCGCTATCTGGAACTTCGTGTGGATCCATAACTCCTTTTGGTAAGTAAGCCAGCTCACGCAAGGCTTTAACTGAGGGATCAGTTGTAACATTAGTGGGCAATCGTCCAAGAGCGACATTATCATAGTTAAGTTGGTGTCTGTCAAAAACTGAAAGTTCATACTCCTCCGTCATACTTAGACAGTTGGTTGGGCAATATTCTACACAGTTACCACAGAATATGCAAGCACCAAAGTCTATTGAATAGTTTCTTAGTTCTTTTTTCTTTGCTTGTTTGTTCATCACCCAGTCAACGACTGGTAGATTGATAGGACATACTCTAACACATACCTCACATGCAATACACTTATCCATTTCAAAGTGTATGCGTCCACGATACCTTTCAGATGGTATGAGCTTCTCATAAGGATACTGTATGGTTACAGGTCTCCTCCTCATATGATCAAAGGTTACTTCTAACCCCTGAAGCATATATTTAGCAGTATCTTTTATTTCTTTTAAGTAATTAAAGATTGCTTTCATTGCATTGGATGGAACAAAAGGTCTGGGAAGAAGTAATTAAACTCTATGAGTATGACTGCTGTAATAGTCAACCATATGGTTGCTACAACTGGTGCAGATCTAAACCATTTAGTATAAAAGATTTTGAAAATTGATTTCATCGTTGAACATCGTGGGCACAACCATCACCATTATAGTCATCACTGTCATAATATCCACCCTTTGTACCAAAGAAGATTGTTAGTCCTACGAATGGTAGTGCTGCTAGTATCAAGAATGTTTCTAAGATCATAGTACTTGAATGACTCCTTTGACATCTGGGATCTCCATCATTAATTTCTTTTCTATACCCTGCTTCAAAGTCATAACACTCATAGCACATGTTTCACATGCACCACCAAGTCTTACCTTAACATAACCATCTTCAGTCTCAACATACTGTAAAGACCCACCATCTGCTTCGATGTATGGTAGTAGTTCTTCAAGAACTGTTATTATGTTGTCATCATTTAATTCCATTTTCTATAACCTCCCTATTGGGAAGAAGATCTAAATCACCAACTACTCCACCTATAACAATAAAGGCAGTAAGTACAGCACCTGCACCCCATACCCATTTCTCTAGTGCTCTGATCCTTTCTCTTACATCTTCATTTAATTTAGTGATTCTCTCGTCTGTCCTATCAATTCTTTTATGAATCAATTCCATTCTACGAGTAGCATTCTCTAGAGTACTGTCAATGACAGCAATCTTTACGTCTTGCTCTGAATCTTTGTTAGAAATATCAGTCACGTTGTCTCCAATCATCAGAACGTTCTTGATGAAACCATTCCACTACATCATCTGGACTTCCAAAACCCCTAATATGATGACTTGAATCGGGGTCTCCTATATCCAAGCTATTCAGAAAAGACTCGTCAGGATTTGTACTCATCCTACGAGCCTTCTGTAGCATACCTCTAGCAGAGGTGTTTGCTTTTGCTAGTTTCTGTGCCCATATCATATCACCCATACTTACTTCCGTACCAGCAGCAATATCTTTACATATTGCTTCAAGTCTCAGACGATACTGTGTAGATAGCATAAAATATTTTTATCGGTATTATTATCTATCATTATAAGACAGGGTACTCTTCATTTCTTACCCTTTCTGTCTTCATAGTCTTAAACTCTTTCATCAAACGTGCCACTTGTTTCCTATCAAGTCCATCCATTTTCTCACAGTTCTCTAAACAACGATAGATACATTCTCTATCACTGATGGGTGGGGAAATCTCCCACCCTTGCTCATCATAATACTTCTTGCCCTTAGTGACTTGGGCTTCTACATGTGAATAGTCCTTAGACATACGCTGCTGCTGCAAACCTAACTGAGAGTGCTAATGCACACCCCATTATAGTTAGTCTGCTCATCCACCACATAATTTCGTGTTTGTTTTTAGTTATTGTAGTCATTCTAATGTCCCATTGGAATGCCAGATGCTAAAAAACGAGAGATATTATCAACCTCTTCGTTATTGCAGTAGTCAATAGAATGAGGATGCTCCTGTAGATAGGAAACATCCTCTTTGCTGTGTTCTATTGCATCGTATGCACTCATTGCATACTCGCAAATTTCGTAATGCTTTAGTTGGTTATCGTGATAACCTACTGTGTAATGTCGCTGTTGTGTCAGGGGCATGATCTTTCAATCCCGTACGTAGATATTTATTATACCACATAGGTATTTCTACGCACGTATTTTTGTATTCCCTGACACAGTTAGGACTTCAAGTTTTCGTTTCAGAATGTGAACCTCTTCCTTGAGTTCACTCTTTTCCTTTTTCAATTGTTCGATCTCTTGTTCGTAAACAATAATCATTTGTTCAAGTCGTACTACATCATTCTCTAGATCCCACCTAGGTTTGGGATATGGATCTGTCATGTTTGCAGGTTACCCCAACATAGGGGAGTAATTAGTTATCTATTTAATGTCCTCTTCAACTTCTTCACAATCTTTAGATAAGTCTTTTGCCATGTTGCCACCTATCTCTGCACCTTGATCCATACCTATCATTGTAGCAGCACCAGCAAGTACCCATCCTATGATAGGAACTGATGCAATTCCAGTGTGAGTAACAGTTGCAGCTGCAGCAGCACCACCTACCATTCTTCCTGTTCCTTCTCCACTACCTTGTGCCTTTATACATGCAACCTTATCATCTAATTTAGTACCACCAACCTTAGTTCCAGATGGTGAGATATAATATTGCTCATGCTTAGATACTTTGGTCTTACCCATACCCAAGAATCCAGCAGGTCTTTCTATTCCTTCGTTCTTTATCAATACTCTAGGGTCATGTGCCCTGTAATTTATAGTATAACCTTCCTCATTTGCTATCACACTGTAAGAAGTGTAGTCACTTACAGGTAAGTTTAGTTTAGGAAACTTACTACGGTTAGCAATCATACCGATCATACCGATATGAGATAAACCAACAAGTGCTCCTAAACTAAAACCAATCCATTTTTTCATAATAAAAATTCCTATTTACAATGTGTAAGGTTCATCCTTTTTCTTTGAGGACTTAGGTGTTTCAGCAATAATTTTTAATGGTGCTTGCTCAATAACAATAGTTTGTGTGGGTCCACCATACTTACCTACACCACCACCATTACCATTACCATTCTTATCCATCTTCATAGTACCATCATTCTTTTTAGATGCTGTCTGAATTCCGAAGCTAGCTAAAACTCCTGTAAAAACCGAAGCTATAAATGTTGGATCTATTTTCTGTTGTGGTACTCCTGGTATGGCAACATAATTTAAAGTTAATATTCCACCCGACCAGGCGAGGACCGTAATTCTGACCATTGTACTAATGATCGCTGCCTGTTCCTCAGGGTCTGGAAGTATAGCATCCTTTACTTTACCAAAAACACCTTTCTTTTTCTCTTCCTCTTTCTTCTCCTCTTCAGGAGAGACTACATCTTCTGGCATATTATTATGGTAAGGCACATTATATAGGCTTTATGGTATAGGATTACCAGGTACAGGAAGTCCTAGACTAGCACCACCAGTATCAGGTGTAGATACACCACCAGTAATATCAGGCATTGCTCCACCGATAGCACCAGGTAGTGCACCAGTAACAGATTCCATTACCTGTTCTTTTACTCCTTCTATAATAGATGCTCTGTTCAAATACAGATAAGCACCTGTTCCAACAACAGCAGCAGATACAATTGTAGATGCTATTGCTAATAAATTAATTACCTTTTGCATAATATGCTTTGAAATAAGAAACTAAGCCGTTAGTTGTGACCTGTTTAGAACACCAATCATCGGCACATTCGTATATAGCTTTGTTTGGATGTGTACTTCCAAACTCACTCATTAAAATTCTGAGTGTGTACTGTCTAAGTTCGTACTTTTCCAATGAAATACTCTGCATCGAGGACTACTAAGGGTTTTTTACCATTCTTCTTGATGAAGACGATAGGTTGATGATCACCTGAGTTTGCTTCTGCTTGTGCATAAGCATCCCAAACGTTCAACTTCTCTTGGTTCTTACATTCTACACTATAAGGGAACTTTTGTCTAGCATCTC